TAAACAAGATTATAATAAATAATATAAATATAATTGTTTCTTCCATTATAATTTACCAATATTATAAATTTGATAATTTATATTTAAAAAAAATAAACAATATAATACTATATTTGAATGGTTGAAAATAATATAGATATAAATATCATTGATATTCTATGTGATGATATACCAGAACCAGAAGATCCAGATAGTTCGAACAAATTCAGAAAGAATGTTTTTACAATTACAATATATGGGAAAGATAAGAATGGAGATAGTATTATATGCAATGTGACTGATTTTAAACCGTATTTCTATGTTAAAATCCCAGATAATTGGTCAAAATCATATTGTCAAAGTAGTTTCTTGAGTAAAATGAATGTTAATAGATATTATTCAGCAACTGTTAAAAGTGTTTCTTATTCTTACGATTTTTATGGATATCATCATGATTATGATAATAATATTGAGAAGAAATTTAAATTTATGAAAATTGAATTTGATAATTATAGATCTTTTAATAAATATCGATCAGAAATTAAGAACTTTTATAATACAAATAAAACGAATAATGATAATAAAATTTCAGAGTGGATTAAAATGTGTAATGAAGAATGCGAATCTAATTTATATGAAGCAAATGTTCACCCGATTATTAAATTTATTCATGAAAATAAAATTAAACCAACGGGTTGGATTACAATTATAAACAATAAAAAGTTAAAAATTATAGACGATGATATGAAAAATTTTAATTGTAGGTATCAACTAGAATGTAACCAGAAAAATATTAAATATTTAGAAGAAGATGAAATTTGTAATTTATTAATTGCCTCTTTTGATATTGAATGTGATAGTTTAACTGGAGATTTTCCTTTGGCCTTCAAAGATTTCAAACAATTAGCAGTTGATATTTATGATACATATGCATTATGTTTTAATAATTATTTTAAAGATTTTGATATTCATATAAATCTACGAATTAATTATATTAAAGAAATTATTAAAACCGCATTTAGTGGAGAAAACTTAATAGGAGAATATGGATCAAATGTTAATATTATTAAAACAGAAAATGGCATACCAAATGATAAAAACATTGATAAATTAAGTATATTTAATGAAAAATATATGAATGATATGGAAGAAATAATAATTCAAGAATCCAAAAATGGTCGTAATGATACTATTAGCGATATTCAAAAGAAATTAAATATAGAATTAAAAAATGAAAAATCATATAAAATCATAGTCGCCGGCGATCCAATTATTCAAATTGGGACTGTGTTTTATAATACAAACAAACATACATATGAGAGATATATCCAAATAATCAAACCAGATGATTGTATCGAGGAAGATATATGTGATGATATAGATAATATAATTGTTGAGAGATGTAAAAATGAAAAAGAATTATTACTCAAATGGAAAGATATGATAAATAGAGTTGATCCCGATTTAATTACAGGATACAATATTTTTGGATTTGATTTCAACTATATTGAAAAAAGAGTTGAAAAATTTAAAATTATGAAAGAGTTTTATAATCTAGGTAAATTAGATTCCAATTGCGATGATTTTGATAATCATTATTTTAAAAAATGCAAACTTCAAAAAATTTTTGGTAGTGGTCAAGGTGAAAATGAATTGAATTATATATCAATGGATGGTAGGGTAATTTTCGATGTTCAGAGTGAAATTAAAGATAATCATAATTTAGATTCATATAAACTAGATAATGTTGCTTCTTATTTTATGAGAGGAAATATATTAAAATCGAATAAAGCAAATATCAAAGATGAATTAATTAATATCTGGAAATTTGATGATATTAAGTATTGGGTATTCAAGACAAATAACATTGGACACTTGAAAAATGGAGATTATATTACGATAAATATTCATAGTAATATTGGTGAAACCCTACTATTTAATAATAAAAAATTCATGATTAAAAGTATCGTTGATAACCATATTAAATTAATTATACCAATCGAATTAAATATTAAAAAAGAAATTAAAAAATTCAACTATTCAAAACTAGAATGGTGTATGAATAAAGATGATGTCCCACCCCATGAGATTTTCAGATTACATAAAGACGGGGGACCCTCAGGGAGAGCTAGAGTGGCTAAATATTGTATTCAAGATTGTGAATTATGTATTAATTTGGTTAATTTATTAGATATTATTCCAAATAATATTGGTATGTCAAATGTATGTTATGTTCCATTTTCGTATATTTTCCTTAGGGGACAAGGAGTAAAAGTAACATCAATTGTCTCTCAAGAATGCACGAATAAAAATACAAGAATGCCTACATTAAAGAATTATTCCAATGATGATAGTGGGTTTGAAGGAGCTGTTGTATTAGATCCAATTACAGGTATTTATGAAACAGATCCAATTGTTGTTCTGGATTATGCCTCTCTATATCCATCTAGTATTATTGAAAATAATTGTTCGCAAGATAAATATGTAACCGATCAAAAATATATGGACTTGTTGAAAAGTCAAGAACCAGAAATTAAATCCGATTTAATTAAGACAAAATACGATGAATTAATTGAAGAAATAAGTTATGATGATTATAGAATTACAAAAAAAGGAGCAACTATTAAAAAAGAAAAAACTGGTGATAAAATCACTTGTCATTTTATTAAAAATAAAAAAGATATAGATGGTAATATCATTCCATCTTCTCAGGGTATTATTGCTCGAGTATTACAAAGTGTATTAGATGCGAGAAAAGCTACTAGAAAACGCATGAAAGAACCAGGGACTACGGAATTTCAAAAAAAAGTATTGGATGGACTACAATTGGCATACAAAATTACAGCTAATTCTGTATATGGTCAATTGGGTGCCAGAACTAGTAGTATTTATATGAAGAAAATTGCTGCTTGCACCACTAGTATTGGTAGGCAACGAATTGATGATGCAGATATTGGTGTAAAAGATTGGGCAAAACATGAAGGATATGAAGAACCTGTAATTATTTACGGAGATACGGATTCTGTATTTATTAAATTTTCAAATAAAGATTTGAATGGGAACATATTAACTGGTAACATTTTATTAAAACATTGTATTAGATGTGGTATTGCAGCAGGTGAATTTGTAGATGCTAGATTAAGAAAACCTCAAAATCTAGAATATGAAAAAACATTTTATCCATTTATTCTGATATCTAAAAAAAGATATATTGGAGATAAATATGAATGGGAATCAGATGTTGATAATAATAAATTTAAAAGAACATCAATGGGAATTGTTATGAAAAGACGAGATAATTGTCCGATTGTAAAATATGTATATGGTAATATTATTGAAAAAATTATGGTTGATAAAGATTTTGAGGGTGCATTATTATGGTTGGAAAATACATTAACAGATATTATTAATGGTAAATTTCCTGAAAATTATTTCATTATAAGTAAATCATTAAATTCATATTATAAAACTCCAAAAAGTATCGCACATAAAGTATTGGCCGATCGCATTGGTGAAAGAGATCCAGGGAATAGACCAAAAGCAAATGACCGTATTCCATTTATGTATAAAGAAATTGTAGAAGTTGAACCAAATGGATTTGAAACTATAATTGAAGAAGAACAAATTGGTTATTATAAAAGTGGAAATCGTGTCGGAGAACCTAAATTTAAAAAAGTTAAAAGAGAAGGAAAACAGAAATTTAAAAAAAAGAAAATAGTTCCGGGTGATAGAATTGAAACTCCAGAATATATCAAAGCGAATAATATTAAGATTGATTATAAATACTATATTAGCAATCAAATTATGAATCCAGTAAAACAAGTATTAGATTTAAATATCAAATATTTAGATAAAACCAGTGAGATTTTTAAAAATAAAATATAAATATTATATAAAATGATGACAAATCTTATGTGGGACTATTACTAAGACAAAGGCGAATAGCGCGAATTTATTTTTAAAAAATAAATTATTTAAATAAGTTTATTTTAGTCAAAATTTTTTTCTAAGGTATAGTATAAAAATATGGGAGGAGGATTAATGCAACTAGTAGCTTATGGCGCACAAGATATTTACCTAACGGGCAATCCCCAAATTACTTTCTTCAAAGTAGTCTACCGCAGACACACTAACTTTTCCATGGAGTCTATTGAACAGACCTGGAATGGTGACCCGACCACTGGTCGCGCCACTGCTACTATTTCCCGCAATGGTGATTTAGTATACAGACTATACCTACAGCAGACTGTCACCGTATGCACCCCACCTCCGCAGGTCGCCAACAAATCATTCGATGGTGATGGTAGTGGCTGTGGTTCGTCCGGTAGCCAAGGTTGCTGCAACTCAGACTATGGTCCTGTCGTCTACAATCCGGGCCACTTAGTTATCAGACATGTTGAAGTCGAAATCGGTGGTCAGAGAATTGACCACCAGACTGGGGCTTGGATGGAAGTATGGGCTCAGCTCACCCAGGAAAACAGTGCTGCTGTTCTAGGTGTTGTCGGGGACAACAGTGGGACTAAGTTCCAGAATATGGCTCGCGGTGGTGGGTGTGTTGTTCTTTCTTCGCAGAACGGCAAACACTCCGTAAGTGAACCTGTTTCTTGGGCTGGGCGCAAGAGCAAGCCCAATGGAGTATCTAATACCAACGCAGCTAACGCGCGACGACTGAAGCCCCGATTCACTAAATATGATGCTTACGTTCCTCTTCAATTTTGGTTCTGCCGTAATCCTGGTCTCGCTTTACCTCTAATTGCCCTTCAGTATCACGAAGTCCGCGTCATCTTACAGATCAATACCGACTTTGTATGTGGTCCCCAATACAATGGATCTAACTGCCAACCATCGGCTTGCATTCAGGATAACTCCCTATATGCCGATTACATTTACCTTGACACCGACGAGCGCCGCCGTTTCGCCCAGGTCAGCCACGAATATCTGATCGAACAGGTCCAGCACCAGAACTTCCGCAGTAATGGTGGTTCCCTTGACCTAAACTTCAACCACCCTGTCAAAGAGTTAATCTGGACCGGCGGTCAGAGTTCGGTTACTGGTCTATTCGGTATCCTACCGGGTGCCTCTGCTGATTACCTTATGCCTGACTTCTATGCTGACTGCGAAACGCCTGGTTTCAATGCCACTTACCAACTCAAACTCAATGGACACGACCGCATGTCTCTAAGACCACTTGAATACTTCACCAAACAGCAAGTATACGATTATCACACCGGAACTCCAGTTGGATGTGGGGACTCTTACACGACCGCGTGTGGCCAGTGCTGCATGGGCAACCTTGACTTCTTAACTGACCTTAGAGCCGTAAATGGTGGGGTTCAACAGGGCGCGCCTGGCGGAGACGGAGCCGGCAACTGGTCGAATAATCCGATGGCCCAAGATCAGGAGGCTAAAGGCGACTTTTGGGAAACCCAGAGGTCACTGGAGCAGGTGCCTGGTGTTAGTGGCTCATTCCCCCAGGCATACTATGCCGTCGGTCCGGGTCAGGCTGCCACTGCCGCCATCGCTGTTTACTCGTTTGCCCTCAAACCCGAGGAACACCAGCCAAGTGGCACCTGCAATTTCTCTAGAATTGATAATGCTCAACTCGTCGTTAATGGTTACCCTTCGCAGGGCAAGAGTGGATCTGGGTGCTGCTGCGATAACTACGATGTCTATGCTGTTAACTACAATGTCCTTCGCATCATGAGTGGTATGGGTGGCCTTGCTTACAGTAACTAAGGATATTGGTTATTAACTAAGTAAATTTTTCTTTTTATTTAAAAATATATAAATATAATTATATACTATAATATAATTATATGGGGGGAGGACTATTACAGTTAGTTGCGAGCACGGATTCGCCACAAGATGTATACTTAACGGGGAACCCTGAGATTACTTTTTTTAAAACAGTATTTAGAAGACATACAAATTTTGCAATGGAATCGATACAATTGAGTTGGCAGGGGTCTAATTCATTAAATGGGCGTGTATCATGTATAATTCCACAATTAGGTGACCTTCTTGATAAGTTATATTTAAATATGACAATGGAAGTAACATCATCTAAAACGAATGGAAATGAAATTGCATGTATTTATAATCCAACACATACTGTAATTGATACCATTACATTAAATATTGGTGGAACTCAAATAGATAGACATACTGGTAATTGGTTGGAAATTTGGAGTCAATTAACACAAAAAAATAATATTGGAGCAATGGGTAATATAACGACAAATCAAGGGACAAAATACCAAATATTAACAAAAAGTGGAGCTAATGTTTATTATTTTGATGAAAGTATAAATCCAACAATTATAAATGAGAATACTGTTTCGTCTACAGTTAAATTTGATGCATATGTCCCATTACAATTTTGGTTTTGTAGAAATACGGGATTGGCACTACCACTAATAGCTTTAAGAGTTCACGAAGTCGAATTAGTTTTACAGATTAATACTAATTGTTTAATTGAAAATTCAATCGATAATAGTGGGATTAATTTATTAGATAATACATTATGGGGAGAATATATTTTCTTGGATAGCGATGAAAGGAATAGATTTGCTACATCTGCTCATGAATATTTAATAGAACAGTTAACATATCGTGAATTTAGAATAATGGGGCAATCACTGAATTTAAATTATTTAAATCATCCTGTTAAAGAAATAATATGGACGGGTGGAATTAATACTATTAATGGGTTTTTTACCCCATTACCCGGTGGATATTATGATAAGTTATCTATAAATAAATATAAACCAAATAATGATATAAATTATAATATTCTGTTAAATAATACAAATCGTTTTTCATCTAGACCCCTTGAATATTTTACACAACAACAAATATATGAATATCATACCGGAACACCCATTCAAATTTCAGGTGATAGTATAGTAAACGGGTTCAGTATTGGTAAATCATATCAAAATAATATAGCTGTATATTCCTTTGCTCTGAAACCGGAAGATATCCAACCAACCGGTTCATGTAATTTTACAAGAATTGATGATTGTGAATTAATTATTCATAATTTATCAGATACAACTGAAAGAATAATCAACGTATTTGCTACAAATTATAATGTTATGCGTATATGCAATGGAATGGCTGGTATTTTGTATGCTAACTAATTCCATATATTTAAACCAATATTTCTCTCAATTATGCGTTCTTTTAATCTTTCATTTATATTTTCTAAATTTTTTAATCTTAATAATATTTCTAATAAAATCTCATCTTTGTAATTATTTTCAGGTTCAGGTTCAGGTTCAGGTTCAGGTTCAGGTTCAGGTTCAGGTTCAAAGTTCGAATCATCCAATACTACATTATTCAATAATTGCTCATATAAGTTATAGTCTAAAATATTATTAATAGGTTTTATGTCATTCATAGATAATATTGTTTTCTCTATTAATATTTCATCTTCAGTTAAATCTATATTTATTTTAGGCATATCAAATGTATAATTATCCATAATAATAATTAATATATATTATTATTATTATATATACTTAAAAAAATAAAGTCAATATATAATAATTATTATTATTATGAATAATGGATTATTAAATTTAGGCAATACATGTTATATGAACTCTATACTTCAATGTATATCTCACTTAAACTTTTTAGATACAGATAATATTCCACTAATAAAGGAATGTTCTTTAGTTAAAGGAATAAATGATTTTGATTTATTAGAATCATGGTTTAAATTAAATAAATTATTAAAGGTTAAAGGTGAAAAAGGATATGTTAATCCCCGAGAATTCTATGATATGTTTTCGGAGAAAGTAAATGATAGTGAATATTATTTTGAAAATTTCGAGCAACAAGATGCAGCCGAATTTATAACTATATTATTTGATTTATTGCATAAATGTTTAGAACACAAAATATGTTTTGATGTTTCTGGTAAAATAAAAAATAACTATGATAAAATTGCAGTAGATAGTATAAATTATTGGAAACAATTCTTCGAAAAGGGATATTCTATTATAATTAAACAAACTTATTCGCAATTATTAAGTGTTACGAATTGCCCAAATTGTGAATATAATACAACAAATCATGATCCAATTCAATATATATCATTACCAATTAAACAGAATAATACGAGTATATATACATTATTGAATAATTATACAATAATAGAACAACTAGATAATAATAATAAATGGATATGTGACAAATGCAATCAGAAAGTTAATCCTCGTAAAAGGATAATGTATTGGAAATTATCAGATATTTTAATTATTCAATTGAAATTATATAATAATGATATGAATAAAGTAAATCATATAATACAATATCCCGAAATACTAGATATGAATGAATATTGTATTAATTATTATAATGATAACTTGAATTATCAATTATATGGAATTAGTATTCAGGGAGGCTCAATGAATGGTGGTCATTATTATTCTATATGTAAAAGTGGAGATTCATGGTATAGATATAATGATGAAAGTGTAAATGAAATAAGAAAAGAAGATGCATTTAACAAAATACCATATTGTTTATTTTATAAAAGAATTTAATTTTTAAATTTTCTCTTTTTCTTCTTAGATTTATCCTTACTATTATTTTTCTTCTTAGATTTCTTCTTAATAATCTTAATAGATTTCTTCTTACTATTCTTAATCTTAATAGATTTATTCTTACTATTCTTACTCTTAATAGATTTATTCTTACTCTTCTTAATAGATTTATTCTTACTCTTCTTAATAGATTTATTCTTACTCTTCTTAATAGATTTATGCTTACTCCTATTAAATAGATCAGAAAATTTATAGCGACCACCAACTTGCAAATTATTGGGCAATGCCATTATATATATATATATAATATTTTATTTTCTATATACCAAATCATCGTCTAATTCATAATTACTATCACCTTCATTTATATTACCATTATATGGGTCTTTATAATCGCATATAGAAAATATAAATTCAACTAATGGGTAACTATTATCATTTTTATTATCAAATAAAAAAATACAAAAACTTTTTACAATTTCTTTATAATTTAAAAAGATATCTATTATTTCTTCATTATATGTAGATGAATAATGTTCATAATGATATATTAAATCATTATCAAAATTATAATTATAGATTGAAGTGGGCGTAACATACTCGCTAAATATAAAAATATTAAATTGATTATAAAATGTTTCATCATCAATAAATCTATCTAAATCTTTATTATTATCAATCCAGTTTAATAATTTTTCACCTAAATATTTGAATACTTCGCGATAAGTTTCATATTCATTATTGCGATGACTTATTTTTTTTAATAAATATTTCTCTAATGTGATTTTAGAATTATGTGTAATTAATATTTCATCCATTAATAATACTTTAAATGATATAAATTTGATAATATATAAACTTATTATAATAATTATATATATATATATATGAAAATAGCAATTACTGGAAAAATGTGTTCTGGTAAATCATTTATGGCAAATATGATAATGCAATTAGATAATTCATATAATATATATTCATATGGACAAAAAATAAAAGATATAGCGGTTGATTTATTTAATATGAAAAATAAAAATAGATCACTTATTATTAGTATTGCGGATGATATGAAAAAAAAAGACCCCGATGTATGGGCAAATTATATTATGAAACAAATACAATACAAAAACAATATTATTATTGATGATTTGCGTTTTCAGAATGAACTAGACTTATTATCAAATGAATGGATTATTATTAGACTTAATATAAGTAATATAGAACAAAGGAGAAGATTAAAAAAATTATATTCAGATAATATAGATGATCATATAAATAATATAGAACATCTATCTGAAAAGAATGAATTAACTTTTGGAGGAAAATATAGAATTGTAGATATAGATACAGAAAAAGAAACATATGAACAAATCAGGTTAAAATTATTTTTACTTTTAACAAAAAGATAAAATTATTTGATAAAATTATATAAAGTTTATTCAAATATATA